GGACAGTTACACGCAAGCGACGGAGCATATAGCCGAGCAGGATAAGCAAATCGTACTGCTGCAACAAGAGATCGAGCATATGCGACGTGAGGAAATGTACACGGCTGAACGTGGCACGAGACCGCGAGCGTGGAATCCAGATAATCCACTTAACAGCAGCCCAAGACAGTAAGGAGGTGACACCATGCCAAAAGTAGACGATAAGCCGATAGACATCGCAGACGATCGCAACGAGGACACAACGAAGCCGCCGCAGACACCCGATCAGGAAAGGTTAGCCTGTCGGGTACAGGACTTATTTCGGGGTGCATACGAGGCCAAGGATCAAATGGACCTCATGGTCAACTGGGCGCGATTCGATGACTACGTTCATAGCATCCAAAACGAGCCGATCAGCGAGGAGCATCCGGGTAGCGTCACAAATATCATCAAGCCGATTATCGACAGCGAAATATCGGATATAACGGATAAGCCGTTCAGCACCGACGCGCTAGGCCGGGAACCGAGCGACCAGATGTATGCTACAGATGTACAGGACGGGATGGACTTCGTACTCGACAAGAACCAGTTTAAAACAAAACTGAGCCTATCCGAGCATGATCGGCTGGAACTCGGCACGACCGTGATCAAGGTATACACCGATCCCGAAGCGCTGAATAAACGTGGATTGCCGACGTTTGAGATTGTGTCACCGGCTAACTTCTTCCCTGACCCAAAGTGGACAGCGAGTCACCTACTGCAAGAATGCGAGTTCATCATTCACGCTGTACCGCGTCCGTTGTCGTGGATACGCAGAGCATTCCCAAAGATGGGCAAATATGTACACCGCGAGATATCGTGTCCATACGATCCTGATTTGGACATACCGACAACCAAAACAGACGAGGTTTCCGTAGATACATCGCAAAAGGCGCTGCTTATTGAATGCTACATGCGCGATGACAACGGCGACCTTTTTTGCGTACATGTGGCGAATCACATCGTCCTAGAGGACAGCCGGGACAATGGGCTAGTCGGTACAAAGCTTCAACGGCGAAACATGTTCCCGTTTGAGGCGATTATCTGCTATCCGCGGCGCGGTACTGGATGGGGCATGGGTGACGTTGAATACCTCATCCCTACGCAAGACCTAATCAACGATATGGACGATCAGATTCGCATGGCTGCTCGGTCGATGGGGAATCCGCAGATTGCGATAAGCCTGACCGCTGCTGGTAAAGGGTTTGACGCTCGCAAATGGACTAACATGCCAGGATTGCGGATACCTATGCGTGATATCAATGCGTTCAAGGTAGTTCCGCCTGTTCCTGTATCGTCTGACGTGGTTGTGCGGCGTGAGAAGGCGTTCGAGGAAGCAAACATTATATCCGGTCGCCCTGACGTTGCACGCGGTCAAACGCCGGGACAGGGAGTTACAGCAGCATCAGCAATCATCGCATTACAGCAGGCTGGGCAAAAGACGGTCATTCACAAGTTCGAGACGATGAAACAGGGTTGGTCAAGGGTACTCGGGCTTCTCTACGATGAGATGGTCACGCACTGGAAAGAGGGCATGTGGATACGGATTAATGGCCGCGCGCCGGATTTTCGCTTTATCGATCCGTCAAAGCTCAGCAACGTGCCAATCATGGTGCCTAATCTTGAAAATGAGTCGGGCGGCGACACGCTCAAGCCGCTGATGGGTACGGAAATGGTTACTGACCCGGAAACTGGATTGTCGTTCGAGCGCATGACTGAGCCTATGACCAGATCAGCGGAGTTTGACTTGAAGCTCAATATCGGCAATGGACTGCCGACAGACAAAGCATTCATCTACCAAACACTATTGGACTTGGCGAAACTTCAAGTTGAGGGTAGACCAGTTATCTCGTGGCAGGAATTGCGCGATTACTTGCGCCAAGAAGTAAGCTTGCCACTACATTCTGACGAAGCGATGATGCAGCAGATTCCAGGTATGCCCGGGATGCCAGTACCGGGAGCCGCACCGATGGGTCAAGTACCGAAACCAGCGACATTGCCGCCACAGCTTAAAGCTTTACAAGGAGGTGCGCCACCAATATGAGCATGATCCATAAGGTTCGATACGATAAACGCACGACTCAAATGGACCCGAAAGAGGAAATGTACTGGCTGCACTTCCTCACGACAGATACCAAAGACCCAACAGTCCGCGACTATATCAAATCGCAGTTGCAGCATAATCCGCAGTATCGCCGTGAAGTGCTACAACAGCCGGTTTGCTCTCGATGCGAGCGGTTTGCATTCCATCATAAGAACGGCGTACAATGCTCGTCGTGTGGTCACTGGACGCCGTATAAGACGGATAAGGTTAAACAGCATATGGCAAAAGGTGCATATCGATGATAACCAAGCGCGTGTCTCTGAGTGCTGATAAGTCGATGGGATACGGTCATTTGGTTATGTGCTGCGGTAAACGTCAACCAGTTCATATTGATCAGTTGAATTCTGGTGATTGGTGGTCATGCATGTACTGTGAAAAGCCGCTCATTATCCGAATAGAGGATACATGGTACATAGTAGGCGATAACATAACAATTTAGGCACATGGTGAGAATCCATCGGGCCTTTTCTATACGCTCATTCGGAGCTGACACCGTGAAAGAACGGACGGGCGAATCGACTACGATGCCGGTAGTCACAAGGAGGTTCTATCATGGATCGAGACGAGTACAACGCATTGAAACAAACGGGCGGATTGGTAACGGATGCCGCGTTACAAGGTTCAACAACGGAAATCATCGACGATCAGTATGGCGGTGAGAGCGAGGAGCAAGATTCGGACGAACAGGAGCAAGAAGAACAATCTGACGAATCCCAAGAAGCCTCAGAAACGAACGACGATGAGCAGGAGCCACAACTCACGGAGAAGGAAAAAACGGCCTTCGAAAAGCGTCGTCAACGTGATCTGGCGAAGACTGAAGAAAAACTTCGCGCACAACTCGAACAGGAGTATGAATCCAAGTACAGCAAGCACAAACAGGCTATCGAAGCGCTCGGCGGCGATCCTGATAAGCTTCTGCAAGCTGCGCGAGATGCACAAATGAAACGCGAAGCCGAACGGCTGGCCGATCAAAATGGCTGGACTGACGAGCAAACCGAATATTGGATCGAGCAGCAGAAGCAGCAACGGGAATTGAAGGAACTGCGAGTCCAAATGCAGATCAACAAACTGCGTGACAAACCGGAATACGCCGGTATCGCCAGCATGGAACGCGACATCCTAGCAAAGATCGACAAAACTAACGGCGCTTTATCGGTCGAGGAAGCATATTGGGCGCTTGGAGGGCCAAAACGAGCAGAGCAGATGAAAATGGAAGCCCAGCAACGTGAGATAGCCAATCGCACGAAGCCGACGCGCACAGTTCTTACAGACAGCCCTACCAGTAGCGTAGGGGAAAAGCCGCTTTCGCCTGATGTCTTGCGTGAAGCCGAAAGAATGGGGATTTCTCCTACTGAGGCACGACGGCTCATGAGTTTAGAGCCAGCAAACAACATCGATGAATGGCGAGCAAAACGCAAACAAGCTAAATAGGAGGATCAATATGGCATCTATCGTAAGATCGTATAACACGGATACAAACGTACCAATTGTCGTACATGTCCCAATTGGCGATAGCCAAACCATCAACATCGGTGACTTGATTCAAATTGATGGAACCAGCCGCAAGGGTGTGGTTGCTGTAGCTGCATCAACCACACTTGTGGGAGTTGCACAAGAAGCAATCACAACAGGCACAGCAACCGACGCCGATGTCATCCCTGTAGTTCTCGTTCGCGGGCAAGTCGTTCGACTGGCTGTTGATCAGACCGGAAGCAAGAAGACATTTGCTGCTACGGACAAATACACAACACTGTTTGATCTCAAAGACAAAGTATCCGTAAATCCGGATGATACCACGAATGGCATGTGCTGCGTACAGGACTATGACAACACACAACATACTGTAGACGTTATTTTCGCCGCTGCTTCACTGGCGAACGTCGGTTAAGGGGGAATAAGACATGCCAGTAATGACAGGTCAGTTTAACAATTTATGGACGCGCAAAATCGATGAAACCTTTTTCGAAGCATGGGATGAAGAGCCGGAAGAGTGGCCGAAGTACCTCCGCAATGAAACATCCAATCAGCATAACGAGACGTACCAATCGTACGCCGGCATCAGCAATTGGAAGCCGAAAGCGGAAATGCAAAACGCTCAGCAAGACACTTTCAATCTCGCTGATCTTATCGTAACCGAACACACACCATTTGGTGTAGAAGTCGTTTTGTCGCGCGAAATGATCGCGGATAGCAAATACGATGAGGTCATGGAAATGACGCGCGATGCCGGTCATGCGGGCCGCAATACGGTAGAGGAAAACTCAGCTACCGTACTTGATAATGCTTTTACGGTAGATCAGTATGATGGAGAACCGATGTGTTCGGCATCACATCCTTACCGTAAAACGGGAGTGTCTGGCGTACAAACGAATCTCGCATCCGGTGCGTTGTCGGATACTAACATTAAGGCCGGAATCAACCTTTTTAATTCACTGAATGACGAAGCCGTCAAACGTATCCGTATGCGTCCGAACAAACTGATCACGCACGCGAACAATCAATGGGATGTAGCTACAATCTTTGAGTCGTCGCTGCGTTCTGGAACGGCAAACAATGATAAAAATGTGCTGCCGAGCATGGAATTCGTCTACTCGACGTTCATGGCATCGCAAACGGCGTGGTTCTTGCAGTCGAAGCAACACAAGATGATTCACTTCTACCGGGAAAAACCGGAGTTTGTGAAGCGTAAGTATATGAATCCGAACGGTTCGCAGTCATGGGACGGTTACTTCCGCGAATCGACGGTTGTACGTCAATGGCGCGGCGTAGTCGGATCGACCGGCGTATAAGGAGGGATTGCTATGCCGACAGATTTCAGCTCGACATCTGGTGGTGACGGCATTGTCAAAGCCGATGAATTTCAAACAGGGGCAGGCGTTTCGGCTCCGAAGGTAACCCTAAGCACTACATTAACCATCAATCCTCCATCCCTGACAACGGGGGCCTTTGCAGAATCTGACTTCGCATTGCCAGGAGTGCAACTAGGCGATGCGATCGAATTATACCCGCCGTATGATACTCAAGGTATCATGTACCAAGCATCCGTACAAGCTGCGGACAATATCACCGTTAAATTCTCGAGCTGCAACACGGGGACAGTCGATCTTGCTTCCGGTTCATGGGGCGTCGTCGCGAAACGGAGGGTGTGATATGCCGGAGAATGTCTGGAAGGTAGGTAGCCGGTCTGGAGAAACAACGGTGGTTTCAAACCGTCCTAAACTGGCACATCGTCCTCCATTTGAAATCAATAAGATGCCGAAAAATCAAATTCCATTCGCCGAGGGATGGAACGAAATGCGGGAACGTCTTATCCTGCTTGGGGAAATGGAACCACAGTAGAAGCTACAGAGGGGGCGAAGGCTCCCTCTTTTTTTGTAGGAGGAACTATGGAGTATTTCAAGGGTTTGAACGCACGTGAAAAGTACGACAACGAAATGATGCACCATGCACGTAAACAAACGGAACTGTTGGAGCAAATTGCGCAATTGCTTCAAGGTTCGAAAGGGGTTAACGATGAGTACGGTTCAGCCAAGGGAGTATCCGTCAACAGTACTGGCAAAGGACAGCAAGGACAACGCCGAAGCTACAGCAAGCGTAACGGCGACGGCTAACCAAAAGGTATACATCACAGGCATTGACGCCTCGTATACGACGCTCGACACGGTCGGGTTACTGCAAATCAAAGAAGGATCGACAGTGGTTTGGGAAAACTATGTGCACACGTCGGCATTCGTAAGCTTTCCATCACCTATATCCGGTGCATATGGGTCGGCCATGAGTGCTGTATTAGCAGCTTCGGGAACCGGCAGCAATCTCGGTAAAGTCAATTTGCGCGGCTATCTCGTATAAAGGTGTGTGGTGACATGTACACTCAATCAGTACCGGCGTTGATAAGTAAAAATGTAGGGAATACACTGTCGAATTATACGACATGGGGAGGTGTCGTTTATAATGCAAAGCAATATGGAGCAAAAGGTAACGGGGAAACAGATGATTATGCAGCCCTAACTAAACTCATTAATTCCACAATTAACGGAGATCAGGCAACGATCCTCTTTCCAAGTGGTATCTTTAAACTATCAAGTGACATCACATTTCCAGCGAATATTTCAGTATGGTTTGTTGATGGAGCTATGCTTTCCCCGAATAGCGGAAAAACAGTTACCATTATGGGGCCTATAGATGCCGGAATATATCAAATATTTACCGGTTCAGGAACCATTTCAGGATCACCGAAGGTAGACAAGTTTTATGCTCAGTGGTTTGGTGCTAAAGGTGATGGAGTTGCAGATGATACGGATTCCTTGCAAAAAGCGGTCAATGCCGCTGCTGGTAATATCTTATTTATTCCTGCTGGTCGGTATATGATTACAAGCCAAATCAACATTTTAAGAGCATTGACGGTTACCTGTAACCATAAGTTTACAACCATTATCATGGCTACACAAAATCAAAATGGATTTGTCATAGGAGACGGAACCACGGAAACGCGAAACGTTACTTTTTCGACTAGAATCGACGGACTCATTTTTGTTCCGTTAGATGGAATCGCAGCATTTACAAGCGGTTCATGCATCTATCTGGATTTTGTTGCCTATGTCGAGATTGTTGGATGCAACTTTTATGGGTCAGACGGATTGGGCCGTAAATTATTTACTGCCATCACTGTAGATAAAGTCATAAATTTTCAAATACTTTCCTGTTACTTTCGTCTTTTGGGCGGCAAAGGAATTTCATGTTTTGGAGGATCAACACCTGAAACGCTTACCATAAACGGTCGAATTGATTATTGCGAATGGGAGCAAATCACCCAACAGTGTGTTTATTTTGGAGCCTGGTCGCAAGGCGTAACCGTAAACTTCCCGATCATGTACACGTTTGATGATGCAGGAATTCAGGTTGACGGAAACCCGAGTACGGAACAATGTTATAACTTCTTCATTGAGCAGCCGGATATCGAATTAGATGGTCCAACATCAAGAGGCATCTATGTTCCAAATGGAGCAAACGTTAATATCGTAGGCGGATGGATCGGAGCCAATACGGGGGTTGGCAATACGGCAATCGAATTTGCTTCGGGAAGTCATTCATGCTTGGCTCAATCCATAATCATAAATAATTCAATAGTGGTGGTGGATGCTCAATTTTGCACGATATCGGATTGTGACATCTCGGGGGACGCATCGACAACACAAGACGGAATCGCAGTAGGTGGAAATTCCAATAAGCTCATTATTTCCGATTGCCGTATTCGACAATGGACGCGATATGGAATAAACATTCAAGGAACACCCAATCAGGTTAATATCACCGGATGTTCCTTCAATGCCATAGGCACAATCGAGATCAATTCGACTAACAATAACCCAAACGTATTATCACCGCAATCGTCGGGGATTATGTCAGATGTGAGTTTTTCTATGACAGCCGCAGCTAATATTGACTTACGTTATGGTCGTTATTTTATTCAAATTACAGGGGCCACGCCGATCACATCCATGCGTGCGTTGACAGTCGGTTACACACTCACAATTCAAGCAGGCACAGGCGGTCTTAATTGGACGGACGGTGCAAAACTTCATTTGAAAGGTGCGACCGATGCAGTTCAGACACAGTTCACGATCATATCATTTATATGTGATGGGGACGGGTGGTTTGAAACAAGCAGAACGTTCTAGGCTTGTATGTTAGCTTTTTGCGAAACAGGTGTAGAAGATAATCTATTCAACTGTAATTTGGCGAGGTATTTATTTCGCAAATATTTTTGGGCTGGCTTTTCAAAAAACTCATAAGATATAGCGGAAATTAGTAGCGTGAATATGACTATTCCGATAAAAACAATTCTCGAAGAAAAGTTTATGTGTAACAAAAAAGTATCGTCAATAGAGTTAATTAGTATTTGAACAGGAAAGTGCCATAGGTATACGGAATAAGAAATCTCACCTAAATACACCAACGGTTTTATTGACATAATCTTATTTAAAATACTTATGTTCAAGGAAATGATAACAATAAGTGGATAAATTAAAACAACATAAACAATAGGCCAATCACCAAATACCTTCGACCCAAACATAATTCCCAAAAAAGTAACAAGTGATAGAACAAATACTAAAAATGTCATCCAGATGCCCTTATTTTTAGTATTGTTTATAAAAATATTAAATTTGTAGGTTACACACCCCATAAAAAATCCAATTAAAACTCTTGCAATATTCTCGTTAAATATGGGGTATTGTAATTTTGTGTCATGAATAGACAGTCCTATAAATATCAAACAAACGAAACAAACAAAATATTTTTTATTAAACTTAAACAATATTAAAAAAAACAACAAATAGGCAACTATCTCAGTAGAAACAGACCAGGAAGGGGCATTAAATGAAAAACCGTGCTCGAAACCAATCCCATGGACAAAAAGGATATTGAGTAGAAAATAGTAAACGTTGTTATAAGGAATATTGAAGAAATCATTGAATGTTAGTGACCTTACAACAAAAATAATTATCACAACCAACAGTGTGACAAGATGTAAAGGATACAGCCTACTCAACCTTAGAATACTAAACTCACTAAGAGTTATTTTTCTTTCCAATATCTTTTGCAGATATATATACGAGAAAACAAATCCAGACAATACGAAAAAGAAGTCGACCAAATTCCATCCATAGTAATAAAACCAATGAGCCACATGCCTAAATGGGCTTTGATCTTGTGGAATAAAATGCTGATAGTGCCAAAAAAAAGCAACACCGATTGCCGCAATTCCTCTAAGTGAATCAAGTGGTTTTAATCGCATAGTTTGCATGATTAGTTAAACACCTCATTCTAAAATATACCATTTAACAATAATAAATGAATGATTCGTACGTATCAAGGTATTTATAGCATATTGAATGGTTTTTATCATTCAAAGGAGGGTCGGTATGGCAACAATTCAACTATTGCTAAACGACATAAACCTGAAATACCGAAATACCTTTACAACCGACCAAAAGTTAGTGTGGATGAACGAAGAACAGAGGGAACTTTTCGAGATTTTGGAACTCGATTCAGTTCCTTTTTCTTTTTCCACCGTTGCAGATATGTGGTTATATCCGATCCCGGACGGCGTGGAGAAAGATCGCATTAAAGTCATGACGATTCAGATCAATGATGCTGATCCACTAGAATTTACGGAAATCGATTTCGTCGAGAACGATAACCGTCAGTTTGCGCCATATACAAGTTACTGGTACACGATACTCGAAAACAACTTTTACATCAATGTACCAGGTGGGCCGCTAGATGACCGCCTTATCTACATTTACCTTGATGCGCAACCGGAAGACATAACCTCAGATCAGCTCAACATCGAACCGGCTGTTCCTGTACGGTATCAAGAACTATTGAAGCTAGGCGTGTTGAAACGGATCGCGATGGCACGGAAAGATGCGCAGATGTACTCAAACTATGCTGGAGATTACGAAAATAAGATTGCTGACTTGCAAGAGAAAATGGCGTTGCAAGTTCCAGAGTTCCACAAACCTATCGACATGCTTCCCTTGATGAATCGCAACCGGCGAGGGAGATATGTACAATTCGTTACATTGAACACGGGGGGATCGTAATGGCATTCGTTCCGTGGAAACCGTTGCCGTCTGGTTTAGACAAAAAAACATATATGGAATTCAAGGACGGCTTGAATCGCGGTTCGCCTTCATTTGAGGTAAAGGACACACAGTTCATCGACGGTTATGGATGGTCAACGGATGCATACCCCTCATTATCCACAGTTGCAGGTCGTACAACATATGGAACAAGCGGCGGCGCTGTAACACGTCTATTAGCTCCATTTGGGCAGACGCACATGGTTAGGGCAGTAGGCACAAAGTTGCAATACAACTCATCAGGAACGACGTGGAGCGATATTACAGGCACGTTTGCAGATGCAGATTGGTCGTATGCGAACTTTGACGTTGGCGGTCCCGTTCTTCTGCTAACGAATGGTACGGATGAAGTGAAAAAGTGGAACGGATCGGCCATATCTGACCTCAATGCAACGGACGCCCCACAAGGAACGCTTATCGCTGCGGATAACCGGAGGGTGTACATTGCTGGAATTGCCAACGAAGGCGATTACATCTATTACTGTGCGTTCCAAGACGCCACAGACTGGACTGGTGACGGTTCCGGTACTGTTGAGTACTTCACAAACCTTGGAGGTCCTATAACGGCTCTGTATTGTTTTCAAGGGCAAATATGGGCGTTCAAAAAAAACGCGTTTGCTCTCATATTTCATACCGGTGACGCTAGGATTACACACCGACTCGTTGAAGGATCAAATAACATTGGGTGCGTATCACAAAAATCAATTGTCGAAGTAGGAGAATACCTATTTTGGCTCGGAGCTGACGACGTGTATATGGGTGCTGCCGGCGCAGCATCACAGATCGGACAGCCAATCCGTTACTATTTGGACAACATCAATGCGGCTCATTTGACCAAATGCAGTGCGTTTACAGACGGTCATAGGTTTTACCTTAACTTGGTCGTAGGAAGCGATACAGAACCAAATACGCAGCTCATATACGATACCCGTTACAGCACATGGTATCCAGGTATGATGAGTAAAGGGTATCGATACGGGGTACTGTTCAACAATATACCTTACGCCAGCGATTCAACCGGCCAGACGTACAAAATCAATGATGGCACAACGGATGCAGGTTCAGCAATCGCTTATCAAGTGGTCACAAAAGATTTTGATGAAGGCATTCCCGAGAACGAGAAGGAATATTGGGAGTTGGCGTTGCAATACAAAGCGCCTACCGGTACCACATTGATTCTCGAAGCGTCCGTAGATCAAGGTGTGACGTACTATCAAATTGGCGATCCGATTACGACCGGAAACATCGCACAAATGGGGAACGAAATCATACCCTTAGATACCTTGCCACTAGGCAACTGGGTCCGATTCCGGTTAACGGGAACCGGACCTTTTACGTTGTACCGCATGACTCGATTTTTCCGAATCCAACCTTTTCAATATTGAGGTGAGTTTATGCCGATTCCACCACTTACGGGACTGCCCCCTAAAGCGGAATATGCAGATATCGTGAGAAAAGTGAACCAGCTTGTTAATGAATTGGTCAACACCTTGCTCAATCTTGATTCACTCAACGTTGTATCTTTAACAGCCGATCATATCGATGCTGGTACAATCAATGGTAATGTGGTCACGATACGCTCAGACTTAAATGGTGGCGCCTATATTGTCATCGACGGAACTGGAATGACCGTGTCAGATGGGACGCAAACCACTTTACACATCGATACAGACGGAAATATCACCATGATTGGCACACTCAACGCCTCACAGATCAATGGCTCTACCATTACAGGATCATTGTTTCAAACTAGCGCTCCAGGTACTTACCCAAGAGCCGAAATGAGAAGCTCTGATGAAATGTTTGAAGCCATGTCAGACGCCGACCAATTTATTCGTATCATCGCTTCGGCTCTAGGGTCCCCATCTTTTGTGCTGGGAGATGTCAACTATGGTGCAGGTTCCATAACCTATTCCCTAGATATCTCAGGATCGAAAAGGGTTACAATTAGCTGTTCAGACGGAATTAATATAGATTCTGGCAATAATCCCATTGACTTAGTTACGGGGTTATCTGCCGTCCGCATACAAGACTGGAATAGTCTTGTCGCTCGATCTCCTTCGGGTCAAACATTGCAGGCAGCATTAAACGCCAAGGCTAACACCTTTACAGGATACACAGGATCATTTTCAACAGGTACACAAACTGTAACTGTGTCAAATGGCATTATTACAAACGTCGTTTAATGGTATAATTTACCGTAAAAACGGATGGGTGTGAAATTATGAAAAAGTTTGTTATGGGTATGGTGGTAGGGGCCGTTCTGACGCTATCGGTATCTGTTTACGCGGACGATGTAGCGAAGTTGATCGGTAAACAGGTCGATAACGAATATCCGGTTGTCCTGAATGGCGCACCACTCAGCAATAAAGCTCCATCAATTGAGGGAACCAGTTATGCGCCAGTACGTGAAATATCCGAAAAGCTTGGCCTAAATGTGGATTTTAAAGATGATACGGTCATTCTAACGAAGAAACAGGAGGTGACAGCGAAAGTGCCAGAACCACAAACTGAGGTTAGCAATGCAGAAAAAAACAAGGCGATTGACGCTCAAATATACGAAGTGAGATTGATGCTGAAATCCTTTCAAAGAGATAGCGATACCAAGCAACATATAATCGATACTGACAGGACGGGCAGCAATCTCGAAAAGTTTAAACAAGATATCGAGAACAACAAAGCTAAAATGGCCGAGTTGGAAAAGCAGAAAGTCGAACTGGAGAAGGAAAAGACTGAGTTATTAAAGTAACATAAGTCACTCAATCGAGTGGCTTTTTTATTTCTCCAAAGGAGGGAGACCGTGGCAAACGATTATGGAATACGCTCAGGGTTGGTCAACAAAGGATACTCCAACGACGATATCGGTTACGATCAGAATACGGGCTATGTGACCGTAAAGGGCCAGAACTTCATGAAGCCGGATTTGAACCTAGCCGGGACAACGTACACATCACAGCAGAACTTTGACAATGCGTATAACCAGTTGCAGAAATCATCCCAACAAGGGCCGTTACCGACCTATGCAATGCAGGGTACTCAACAGCAGCCTACATCACAATATAAGAACCCATACATGGATCAGTACACGCAAATGATCGGGCAGATTCAGCAGCAGTTAGCGAATCCAACGCCGATTAATCCATACTCTACTCCACAATATGCCGCAGCACAGGCACAGGCACAGAAAGCCTCGCAGCAGGGCATACGATCAGCGCAAGAGGCGTTTGGATCATCGGGATTCGGACGTTCGACAGCGCTCGGAAACGCCGCGCAGAGAGTTCAAAACGATGCCGACGCTTACCTCATGACGCAAGTTGTACCTAATATCGTGAATCAACTAAATAACGAGAGGCAGCAGCAGATACAGAACCAATTTAGCCTAATGAATCCAATCATGTCTTTGCTGAATCGTGAAGACAATCAAGCACAGCAAGCAAGAACTAATGCCCGAGCTGATGCAGCATTGACCGGTCAATATTTACCGGCTGATGCGCAAACGGTTATCAATCAAATACTCGGGTTGAAGCAGAAGGCTGAATCGGGTGCACTCGATCCTGAATCCGCACGTATTGAAGCTGATCGCTACCGAAACCAGTTGGCGAGTATGGGGATTGATCCTAATGTTGTGGGTTACGATGCAGACTATAATCAGGCACAACAAAACGTGGCTCAAGGATTCCCGACGCTTCAAGCGCGGACGGATCAACGTGATTTCGATTATAAGGCTGGACGTGATGTGATTGGAGACGAACGGAATCAACGCTTAGACAACTTGAACGAAATGCAAGTTATGGCGCAATTAACGGGATATTTACCGGACGGCACACCGACCAATGCGCAGCAACAACAAATGTTGGAAAACTTGTGGCAAGTGGCAGATGCAACCGGCACAATTCCGAACGAACTGGCACAACTATATGGAATTCCAGCAGGAACAACCACATTACAAGCGAAACAGATTGCGGCGAGCATCGCAAATGCAAACGCGGCTAGTGCTAGAGCAGGCGTAGCAGATCAGCGCACAGCGGATAATCAGCGGTTAGGCGCGCTGATGGAAGTTTGGGACCGCACAGGCAAGGCTCCTGCGGGTATCCCGGGCGTTCAAGAAGGAACGACGCTAGCAGGGACGAAAGCGCCGAAGGAAACTAAGATCGATGCGAAAACATCGGCAGACAACTACGACATGATACTGGAGGACTTGAATTCTCCGAATGTTACTAAAGAAGTTGCTCGCCAACTGGTTGAAGCGAACAAAGACTTCCTATCCGACGCTGACTATAAAAAGCTACGGGACCACATCAATGACAACTTTTAAGGGGTGATATGATGGTCGTGCGGTTGAAAGACCTGAATAACGAGCAAGAGAAGCCCCGAGGATTAGTACGTTTAAGTGATTTACAGCCAGCAAAGCCACAAGTAAACACCGATACAAGAGGATTAGTCTCCGCTATGCAATCCGGTGTTGCTCCATCATTGGATGTGCGCAAATCAAAAGTTGTGCAGGATATCGAATCTGCGCCAACACAGCAGGAGAAAGAAAAGCCTGCATTATATCGTGTGCAAAAAGCAATATATGATAAAACTTTGGGTCCTCTAACAGATGCGGCATTACGTGTTGCCTCAAATGTTGCCGATCCCTTCCACATCACACGAGGCATCGCAGAAAGAGAAGGGGTAGACCTTAGAGCAAATCCGATCTTTCAAGGTATGAGCGCACCAGAGTCGACATCCGAAAAGGTTACTGATGTTGTTGGACAGATTGCCGGAACTGTTGGACCTGGAACGCTGGCATATAAAACAGGTGGGAAATTAACTGCGAATACGTTCGCTAGACTCTTTCCAAATGCTCCTAAATTAGCGCAAACAGCAGTTAGAGGTGTTGGGGCAGGTGCAACATTTGGAGGCGCACGCGAGGCTTTAGAGGCTGTTACAGGCGGCGAACAGTCTCTTGGAGGCAGAGCAAAGGACATTGGTTTAGATGCAGCAATAGGTGGGGCAGGAGATGCCGCCTTTTCTGCACTTGCTCCATTGGCTTCTAGAGGCGTCGTACGCCTTCGCGATTTATTGAAAGAACGACAACTTTCAAATAAAGCCGATGTTCCAACCGTCCGTCAAGATGAAGTAGTGACCGAGCCAAATACATCATCCATAGAAATCGAACAACCAGCGACTCAACTTCCTGACCCAAATGTACGGATAACCAATCCGACTAATCTGCAAGAACATAGGCTCATGATGTCCCAATTGACTCGTGATCGTCTCGAAGAGTTAGAGAATTCGGTTAAAGGGCTCGCCAATCCTCCTACTCGACAGGAACTATTTAATCAAGCTCGGGAGCAGGTACAAAAAGAATGGGTGGAAGGCAGCTTAGTTCCAAAAAGTGGTGAAGTGACGCCGCCACTTTCCCAAGAGAAAACTCCACAAAATAAAAGTAGTATCACTCAAACTGGACTTGATGAAGCTGGCGCAAAAATGGCTTCGGGCATAACCGATAATATGTATGCGATGTTGTGGAATAAGGTGCAAAAAGGCGATGTCACAGAGTTGGGGCAACCATCGGCAGTCTTACAAGTTGCCAAGGCTATTCGAGATAGAGGCGGTATGTCGAACCTTTCGGATTTCAAAGCAATGGCTAGCGAGGTTCAAGCAATTCGCAATAAAGGAATTACAGGTAAACAATATCAAGATGAATTGCAAGGAGTAGTTGCAAAATACTCCAACCCACAAAGCTCGATATCGTCTCCACACGCTACACAGGAACCAACGATTGCACCACAAACGGAGGCAGTATCACGACCTCAGAAGGTCGATACAGTTCCAAATGAACGTGGCCTTGTAACAACACTACGACAATCGGGAAAGCTCACAGACGAAGTACAGCGAGGCATAGAGGCATCGCCAACGCGAGCATATGAACCGATTACGAACCAAGGCACGGTTGACGCAGCGACGCAACGAATAGGCCGCGGAGTTGACGCAGCTGAGGAATTTTCCCTAGGTGGTGGACGGAATGAATTGAATGCCGAACAGGTCGCAACAGGTTTCCGCTTGATTGACCAATTCCAGCGTAGTGGTCAAATAGAGCGCGCTGTAACGATGGCTGAACGCCTCGCTGAGCGCTTGACGCAAGCAGGGCAATCCATACAAGCAGCAAGCATTTGGAACCGTCTGACGCCGGAAGGTGCATTTGTAGCAGCGCAACGCATCGTCAATAGGGTCAACGATAAGCTTCCTAAGAACGCTAAGGATGTAACGCTAGATACGAAAACGGGTAATGACATTCGAAATGCGGCAGCAGCCATACAAAGCGCGGGAGAGAGCCAGCAACGTGCCGGTGATGTCATAGACATTCTCGACCGTATGAAGACTGGAGCAGCCGTTTCGGACGCCGAAAAGAAAGCAGTCATCGACTTTGTGCAGGACGCCAAACAGTATATGAAACCGGAGAAACAGCCTCGACCAGCACGCCCACCGAAAGAAATGACGGAGCCACGTGTAAGGGATAAGGTTGTTTCTTTTTTGGACGCACAGGAGCAAGCAGCTTTAGAGCGAATCCGAGCAAGGAAGAATCGTCTATCATCGACACCGTTTGACGAGTACGCCGATTATGCCGTTGTCGGAGCCTCTAAGCTTGCGAAAGGTGCAGTCAAATTTGCGGATTGGTCGGAACAAATGGTCAAGGAATTTGGCGAGAGCATCCGACCACAGCTTGCCAACATCTACAATCGTGCGCAGGATGTTGTATCGTCGAATGCAAAACGGATCAGCGGAGAAACGATCAGCCAAGCGGAGCGCATCGCAGAGAACTATGTTAAGCGCAATGAAGCATCGCTAAAACCTGATGATATTCAGTTAGTTCGTAATCTTGCGCAAAAGGTATCGGCACTATCCGGTTCGGCCAAAGGTGCGGCAAGCCAAGATTTGCAAGCGATCCTAAACAGTTTCGAACGCGCTGGTATTGGTCGGAAAGTATCGGCTGTTCAGTACATCTCAATGTTGCTGAATCCAGTCACTCAGGTTAGGAACATTGTCGGCAACGAATTAATGTACCGGCTTGAGAGGTTAGCACGGATCGGTGCTACCCCCATTGATTGGGCCACGTCTAAACTGACCGGTACGGATCGGCAAGTAACATTTGCAAAGGGTGGATGGGATCAGTTTTTTGCACCTACTGCGGACTATTGGAAAGGTTTAATCGAAGGTGGTCGTGCTGGATGGCGTGGGGTAAATCCAGAAGGACTCACCACATCCTATGACATCAATGGTCAAGCATTCCGTTCGAAACTTAATCCACTTACCTATCTTGAAAAAACGCTCGGTGCAGTCATGAAAGGATTTGACTACGCTTCATTTAACCGCGCCTCGAATCAAAGATTGCGCGAAATGGCGTATCTGGATGCAGTAAACAAAGGGTTGAAGGGATCGGAAATCCGGCAGCATATGGACCGATACGCGGCTAATCTGGATGATAACATTGCCGCAATTGCCAAGGATTACGGCAAGTATGTAACGTTGCAGGACGATACTACGCTTTCCCGGGCGTTATCTTCGTTCAAAAGAGGGGCAAATAAATTAACGTCCGGATCGAAGGAATTCGGTTTGGGTTCCGTTGTTCTACCATTTGCAAAGACACCGGCCAATCTCCTAATGCGTGCAATAGATTACAGTCCGTTAGGGTTTGCCAAGGCGATTTACCAAACAAGCAATATCTTGCGAAGCCGATCAACAGACCTTACTCGAGCCGATGTTATCCAATCCGTCACACGTGCATTATTAGGTTCAGGTCTTGGCGGCGTTGGTTTATGGCTTGCGGATAAAGGCGTATTGCGCGGGGAATCGGCTGGTGATCGTGATGTACGGGAGTTGGAAAAGCAAGCCGGCTTAAGCCAGTATCAGCTTAACGGATCAGCTTTGCAGCGCATGTTAGGTGCATTGGTAACAGGTAATTTGCAGGACGTGGACAAAGCCGCAAAGGTGCAACCAGGAGATACTTTTTGGCAATACGAGTGGGCGCAGCCGACATCTATTCCATTAGCATTGGGAGCCAATGTCATCCAAGAGCGCCAACAGGCACAACGAGCAGCATTGAAGAATGAGAAGCCCGAAGGGGCTTTGAAACGGAATGTAGACATTACATTCGGTGCGCTTAACACATTGTTAAATACATCTGTACTCCAAGGATTGCAGCAAGCATTCGACCTGCCGCCAGGAGAGGAAAACAAGTTCAAAGCCGTCACAACAAATATTCTCAAACAGATACCGGGAATGTTTGCGCCTTCGACCGTAGCCCGGATAAATCAAGCATTTGACCCTGCGATTCGTGAGACATATAGCCCAAGTTTCATGGAAAACACGCTCAATCCATCGCGTGCTAAGATTCCTGGTCTTGCAAATGATTTACCGCAGCGTGTAGATACACTAGGACAACCGCAGACAAGGTTAAACAGTTTCTTCGATACATTCCTTTCACCATCGCAACGGTCGCAGTTTAAGCCGTCTGCGGAGGCTAAATTGGTTATGGATTTGCTGTCCGAGACTGGCGACGAACGGGTAGCTCCGCGAGCAGTGCCTAAGTATATTACCGGTACGGACCCACAAACGAGAAAAACCAAGCGCGTTGATTTGACCGGTGAGCAGTTGGTAAAGTATCAAACCATCGTTGGCCAAGAGACGGCGAAACGCCTAGGCCGTATCAACTCAAATGCATCGACGGAAGCGAAGGTAAAGGCGGTATTGAAAGCACTGAACGATGCTGGGGAAGTTGGTCGCAAAGAAATGCGAAGAGAATTAGGACTCAGATAGACGCCTACGGGCGTCTTTTACTTTACACTTTTACCGGAAAATTGCAAATTACTTTACACCAAAAATGTAAAGTTAGTACCTAAAATGCTCAAATATGTAAAGTGGAGGCGAACCATGATCCATATGATCGTACAATGGTGCAGCGTGCTGGATAAGCCAGCGGATCAAAGCGAGTATTATCAAGCGATGTGCCGGCTACACGGGAAAGACACGGCTGATCGCTACACTTTCGAACAGGTGATTCCTCCACTAGATGAGATACGCCGCAGCGGCTCCGACGAACTGAATCAAGTGGTAGACATTATCACCAACGGCGTAGCGCCGGGGAGGGCTGTTAGATGAAGAAGTGGACGGACAACAAATTCCTAACTCTTATCGGGACCATGCTTGCCCTGATCCTGAACGAGAAGTTACATCTCGACATCGACATCGACCGCCTCATGCCCGCGTTAATCGTCTCCGGTCAATACATCGCGATGCAATACGCTTTGGATCACGCAAAAGGCGAAGCTACCCGAACCTTCAACAGCCGGAAGCTAATTGTAATGCTCGGGACATGTACCATCATTATCGTGAGCGAATACATCGGATTTGACCTTATGGAGATTATCGCAGTGACTGGCGTAGGAGCTGGATGGATTACGATGGAGGCCGTAAACGACTACAAACGGATCAAGAAAGGGGATACGGTCAGTGTCAATACGAAACCTGCAAATACCTTCGAATCTAATAAGTGAACTCGGCATTCCGCAGATCATCGACATCACAGACGACCTCCCCAAACTCGGAAAAAAGGGATGGGATGGTTTAAACTCACCGAGGGACATCAATGCCCTGACGGATGTTGTATGGCATCATACGGCTTGCTTTCTCAATATCGGAGCGACAGCCGTAACCCATGCCAACAACCATATCCGGGCCAATGAGGGTGGTATGCCGTACCACTTTTATTTGAAAGATGGGCAAATATATCAATGCAATGATGTGGTGACCTTTACTTATGGCGTATCAGCCAATAATACGTATACGGTTCATTGCTCGGTTGAAGGCTGCTACGCACCAATAAGTAATCCGGACGGCAGCACAACACCCGCAGATGAGTTGTCCGATGATAACCTCCGCGCCATGATCGGGTTAGAACTCACGCTTAGAACCGTGCTGCCGAAGTACAAACAGTCGAACGGACATAGTTACTACCGGCCAAATTTATGTCCCGGATACAGTATGACCAAGTTTCGGGAAAGCGTTCTTGATATTGAAAAGAAACTTGAGTGGAAAAATACGAGTCAATATCGCGCTGAACTGGCGTATCGAATTGCGAATTCCATTCTATGGACCCGGAACACATCTATGGGGATAGACCAATTCGGAAAGACTCAAAATGAGGACGGAACACCAACGGTTAAAGAGGAAGATAAAGATTGGGCAGTAGAGCGCTTGCTCTTGCTTGAACCGAAAGTGCGCGAACTGGGTTTCTTATTCGATTAAATGAAAAGAGCGCCTTCGGGCGCTCTCTTTTGTTTCCGCGCGGCAAGCTGACCGTTGATAGGCCGATCCGGATATTCCGGGGCTGTATCGTTCGAAGTGTCAGACGCGGACCGACATGGCTGACTACAGTATAGTGCGAAGCGGTCGGGTGCTGTAATAATTATAACATGTAGCGACTTATCAGTACAGATAAGAAGATGATGTTAATGAGTTTACATCATGGGTTTATCTGTACGGTCAGTCAGGCAGCTTGGTGTAAAGGCTTAGCGTGAATTCATCATTTCGCTGAGTTTTCTCTTTTCGGTATGTTGCATACTCCAAAACCGATTTCAACATCATATTTTTCTTTGCAGGGTCTTTCTCTTTCTGATATGCTTTAAGTACCGATTCAAACTTTGGGATAATGGTCTTTTGAGCCTTATCCTTTTTTGTTTCTGTGGATAGTTCGGATTTCACTTGCTCGATTGTTTGTTTCGTAGTCTCGATACGTTCGGAAAGCAGTCTGGAACGGTGAAGGTAAGTGTCGATATCGTATATCCTCCGCTCTAAAAAATCATGCAGCGTTCCTTTTTGCCCTTCTAGTTCCGTAAGTTCCTTCTCCAATCCTTTCAAAGCCGATTCTTTGGCCTCAAGCACAACGTTCTTTTCTTCTTTATTCTTGCGATTCCCCCAATTGACTTTCAGTTGAGCAACGAATTGTTCAAGAGCTTCTACTAACTTTTGCTCGACGTACTGGAACCGGCTGCTTTTATTATCGCAACGCTTACGGTTATAGCACATCAAATGACCCGGTTGATCGACATATGGACGGTAAACCATCGACGATCCACATTTGTCGCATTTGATAAGACCGGCTAGGGGATTGGTAATTCCATTCTCGAGATGATAGGGTACGTGATACTTATATTTCAGTATTTCATGCGCAAGTTTAAATTGTTCTTCGCTGATCAACGGCTCGTGCTTACCCTGCACATCAATCCATTCCTCTATTGGGCGCGTTCGCGTATCGCGTTTTTTACCAGCTATCTTTGACTTCTTCTGTTCTTTCTTTTTCCATTGAATGCGACCAATATAAACGGCGTTTTTGATAATAGATAGCACGGAACTTGCTTCCCACGGTTTACCAGAGTATGTGGGGTACTTTAGCCGATTCAGCTCGTTGGCGATTTTGTTTGTGCCTAGTCTTTTATGTGGATCGGTATGAGTGTACAGTTCGAATATCAGTTTTACAACGGGAGCCTGTTCGGGGTGCAAAATAAGCATCCGTTCACCTTTTCCCGTTTTCTCGATCTGGTATCCATACGGCGGTCTAGTGCCTATGTAGTTGCCTTCCTCGACCGAACGAACGCGACCGCCTTGTAGCCGCTTTGTCGTCTGTTTCAGTTCCATGCGAGCGAGGAAGGATCGCACCTCAACGCTAAATTCTCCTGACTCCTGGTTCATGTCGTAGATTTCGGTAGGAGTGATAATCAGCGCTTTGCTTTCTTTAAACGAGCGTTCGATTACTCCTTGATCGATCTTATCGCCGCGACCAAGCCGGTCAATATCCATGACCAAGACGCCGTTGGGCGGGTCGGTTTCCATCGATTGCAACATGCTCACCATCTCGGGCCGGTGGAAGATGCTTTCACCGGATGCGATTTCTGGAAAAACACGAGTTATATTAATGTTATAGTCTTTTGCCAGTTTGAACAAAGCTTTACGGTGCTTATCCAGTGTTTCGCCTTCGCCGCGTGCCTCAGCTTCCAAATCAGCGCGGCTCTTACGAAGATACATCCAGTATTCTCCGTTTGGATCGAGTACATCAAATTGTTTGACCATAGGGAACCTCCGCAATATCTGGTATCCTCTATTTTAAAACAAAAACGGTTGAATGGGGTAGGGGATTTCTGTAGGTATATCGGGATATCCATTCGCTGTTGCAATGTATTCCCAATGTACGGCGTTGCTGTGGCTGCTAGAACCGCATTTAGGGCATACACCATACTTGCCTAGATCAAACCTCCATCGATCCCTGTGTGTGGCGTAGCAGCAGCGTGAACACCATAGGTACATGTGATCCTCCAATGAAAAAAGCCCTGTGAGGGCTTTAACTAATTTTATTTAGATACATTCTTTAGTTTTTCTTGTTCGCTTATTATTTTTGCTTTTATTTGTGTTGCACTAAATTGCAACACTTGGACTTGTTTTGTGAACAGATTGAAATGCTCTTTTGCAACAGAGATATTTGCTCCATACACATCGTTAGGCGTATCAAATCTTGCGATTTTCCAAGTAAAGAGACCTACATAGACATCATTTAGTGGTTGACTCAATGCGTATATTTCATTAATTATTTGATTTGTAACAGTTAAATCAGTATTTAGTTTGGGGTACACTTCCTTTCCTTTATTATAAATTTCGGTTGCTTGAGCATATGCCTTTTTGTATTCTTGTTCAAGTTGAGAATCTGTAATCGTAATAGTCTTTCCATCGTACCATTGCTGGAAGTATTGATTTGATGTATTTACAAAACTAGAAAAAACATCTACTGAATTTTGAAGAAAGACGTAGAAATCGGACAATATGTTATTTTGTGAAATAATCTGAGCATTGTTATTTTGCGCTTGTGGTTGCTGCTGTGGTTGATAATAAGATTGGTTCTGTTGAATTGGTTGGTTGTTTGTGGGCTGCTGCAATTGATTGCTCTTCGGCTGAATGACAATCCTTTTATTAAACTCATCCGGAGTAATCTTTTTTTCATGTAGTTCTTTTATATTTTTTGTCATTATGATGTAAATAGAACCATTTGAACTTAGATCCTCTAACCGTATTTGTTTAACTCCATACCCTACTTTTTCAAGTACTTTTTGATATTTCGAAAGTTGCAAAACATCCGACGCATCAAACTTCAATTTAAATGATAGTTGGGTGAAATCGTCATTAGAAATCATGTATTCAATCGCAGATACTTCATCTACAAGTGTGGCTGTCAGCTTTTTTAAATCTGGGGTCGTTGCCGTTGTTGTTTCAGGAAGCTTAACATCAACCGCATACGTAACCCCATCCCAAATAACAGAAGCGCCGAGCTGCCTTAACAAGGAAATTGGTACAACAGTATGCCCATCATAAATCATGGCCGGCACTTCGTCAGTTTCGAGTTGTTTCCCATTTGAAGTTACTTTCACAATTGGATTACCTTTGTAATCCCCGTTAATGCTTGATGCGTGAACAGTTCCAACAACAAGCATCATTAAAAATACAAACAATACTACTTTCTTAAACATAAACTCACCTCAACGTTCCCGATCGGTTCGGGTATTTGCTATATTAATTACTTTTTGCCTACTGGAATTGGTACGACATACCACGTTGATCCAATTTTCTTTGCTATTGAATTGGCCTCGTTAACTTTATCGTTATAGGACGTGATTCTTTTTTTATAATCATCGTACTGTTGGTTGTATGCGCCTAGTTTCATGTTGTACTCATCAACTAATTTATTATATCTATCGATATTACCGTTCTTGTTTGCTTTTAAATCTATCTCCAATTTATCCAGATTGGCGTTCTTCGAAGTTAATTCCCCCTCAATTCGATCTAAATCCTTTTTCTCATCATCCAAAATAGATTGAATCTGAGTTAGTTTCTTTTGGTCGCCACTATGCCAAACTTTTTGGCCACCAACTAAAACTAGATTTATCAATCCATACACTATCGCAATTGCGACCACTCCAACTACCCAACCAATTATGTTGGGACTAGAATTTTGATGTTCCTGTGTGTCAACTATCTTACTTTCTGAATCCATTATACATACCCCAATAATTCCTGATCGGATCAGGTACTTGCTTGAAGTCTGTCAATACCTATTGATACATAAATATCCAGTAATTGTCTATATGTAATCCGAAAGTTTCGGTTATTTTCATGAGGAAAAAGTCTTGTTCGACAAAATGTTTTGAACCTTTGTTACTAATTGTCAAAATTGTCAGATAATAATCTTTTCAACATTAACAACACGTGTTATATTGATCTTGCAAATGGAAATGCTTACATTGTTGACATTCAATACTTATGTTTCCTTATTCTGATATAATGTGGTAGTACAAGACGTTGACCGGATGCTACAGAGTAGATTTCTACTCTGATGATGCCTACTCCTCAACCCACTCGTACAGATCGTCCATCGGCAGTTGTAAAGCGTTTGCCACCGTCTTTAATGTGTCGATGGACATCTTTCTTTTCTTGTTTGAGTACACGTAATACTGCTGCTTCGACCATCCTATGTCAGTGTAAAATTTGATATGGTCTATTTTACGTTCTTTTAGGATTTGAGCGAGTAGGCATTTACCGGCTTTAATCGCCATGTAATACCCTCTCACATATTTTTTTTACTTAATTATCGAACATATGTTCCTGAACAAGCGTATAACATGTTAAAATGGTAATCCAAGATGTGACAGGATGGTGTCGAGATGGATAAATCAACATTTAAAGAATTTATTTTGAGAGCAACTGAAGAGCAAATACAAATTTTTTTTGATCGTCTTAATTGTGGCAACTGCGATTGTAAGGATTCATGTGAAGTTATTTATACCATAAATGAGATCAGTTCTTCTCAGACTCCATCTCCTTAATCATGACCTCGGCAAGTCTGTCCAGAATGTTCTGTTTATCTTTTGGTAGTGCATCATACATTTCGATTAGTTTTCGTTTTTGATCATTGATTTCATATTTCATGATTTCTTCTTTGACCTTGTTTTTTTCGTATTTCTTGATGTATCCAGCTTTCGCCATTAGTTTCTCATAATCAACCCCTAACGGTTTCGCTAGTTTTTCCAGAATATCTGGTGATGGAATTCCTCTTTCCCCTCTTTCCAATTGAGAAATGTACGCATTGGAAACCTCCGAAAGCATCTCTAGTTTCCTGATCGTCATTTTTTTCCCCGTTCTCAACTCCTTTAAATAGATTCCAAATTCGTTTGCTTCCAAGTGCAAGCACCTCCTACGTAGATTATAGACAATAATTTTAAGTTTGCTTACAAAAGTCGATAAAAAATGCTTGCAAAAGCAATCATAACATGGTAGATTGGTAACAACAGCAAGATAACACTTGCAAGCAAAGATCGAAGGTGGTGATTACATGACAATCAAATTGAAGGATGCGGCTGCTTTCCGTAAAGAACTTATCATGAGAGGCTACTCCTTCAACGAGTTTGCGAGAGTTGCAGGGATTTCGGGTCCCTATGTAGCGCAAATTGCAAATGGTACAAGAAACCCGAGTGCAAAAGTAGCAAAAAAAATATCCAATGCTTTAAATGTAGAGTTTGATGATATTTTTTTTGTGGATGATGCTTGCAAAAGTTATCAGACGGCATAAAGGAGGCAGAAATGAAACAACTAACGCTATCAAATAATCTATCGGATATAACCGCTGAGATTAATATTTGGAAGCAAACAGCAGGACAAGCAGTTTTTGAAATTGGGCGAAGGTTGAAGCATGTAAAAGAAAATAATCTCGCACACGGTCAATGGGAAGAATGGTTGAAAGATCATGTGCAATTTTCGCAAGAAACAGCAAGAAAAATGATGCGGGCATATGAGCAGTTCGGAAATTCCACGACGTCGTGGAATTTAGAATCGGCTCAAATGTTTGAAATGCTCTCTTTGCCCGAATCTATTAACCGCGAAGACTTTGTAAAAAAGGAACACACCATTCCATCTACTGGTGAAACCAAAACAGTAGACGAGATGACAGTCAAACAGTTGCGAGAAGTCACCAAGCAATATAAAGAAGCAGAGCGCCAAGCAAAGGAAGCTGCTGAGCGAGCTGCCAAAGCGGAACAAGACGCCTTGCATTGGCAGGGTGTAGCGAAATCGGCGCAGAATAGGCCGCCGAGAATCGAAACGAAAACGGTGGAAGTCATACCGGAACACGTAAAGAAGGACTTGGCTGATAAAGAGTTTCAAATTCGGAACTTACGTGTTGGTTATCAGGAAGCAAAAGAAAAGCTCCAATCATACGAACTTCGAAACGTTGACGAATTCGATGAAGAGGCCGCACGAAAGGAACGTGAAAAGCTTCAACATGCTGCTGAGACGACTACATTACAAGTTCGGATCGCATACAAGTCATTTATCGAAGCAGCAGCGGTTACCGGCTACATTCACGGTGCAATTGCTTGTGCTAGTCAATCCGAAAAAGATCGGCTTGCTGAAATGGTCGAATCTGCTCAAAAGATTATCGATCAAACCAAACTAGCCCTAAGAGGCAGAAAGCTAGGTGTTGTCAATGAGTAAAGCACTGAAAGTAGTGGAGCAACAGCAAAAAGTATTTTCCATTCTGCAAAACCAAATCGATAATCAGCGCCAGCAAGCCGAAACAGCACAATTGATGCTGAATGAAATTAGTATGATCCGCGACGATGTACATTCGGTTAAAAACGAAGTTTCCCAAAAGTTCGATGAAATGAGCGAAATGGTTCAAGAAGTTCGCGACAGTGTCACGCTCACCAATTCCGAATGCACGCTGATTCATTCCGATGTTGCCACCAAATCCTGCTCCTTAGCCAAAGATCGCTACAGCGAAGAGGAAGGCGAGTTCAAAAAGGTTGTCGGATATTACCGCCGTATGATTTGGAAGCAGCTAAAGGAAAAATACAACCTTCCGAAATACAACTGCTTACGCCGGATAGATTTTGAAGAAGCTCGAACATTCATCAAGCAATTCAGACCGGAAGATTACCTATAACCCATCCAAGCCTAACCAATGAAAGGAGCGTGAAAAAATGAGTGTCGTCCCACTCCGAAAGCGGCATATAGATCATCGAGGTGATCAAATGCCGAACATTGTCCGAACCATGCAGTTAGGCAACACCACCGTACACATCTGTAGCGATTGCTTCCCGAAATCTGAGGAAGAGCGCAAACAGGTTGAACAAAACATCATTGATACGATGTGGGCATGGTGGGAAAGCCATACGGTCGAAGAACAGATCGCACTCAATGCATCACTTGAAGAAGATCAAGAGAAAAGCGCCGGGTAGTTGGCGCTAACTACAATGGACAAGCCTTATCCACAATCTATGCACAGTAGGTAATCATACCATAATTTGTATAAATATACACGGTTCGGCCCCCGCAAGCTGGGTGATTCGGTCGAATCGAAGCAAATTCAAAATCAAAGGAGAATTCAAAATGATTAGAGTAAGAGGAACGGCAAGGATTCGGGCTGACTTCGAAGTGGAATTAGACATGACGGAAGAAGAGTTCGATGCACTACCCAGTCACGAACAAGACGATATTTTGGACAGTGCGATTGATTGGCATAACGTACTTGATAGTTCAGAAACTGACGATTTTGAAATCGATGATGTTGAAGAAGTTGAGGACGAACAATCTGCATAAGGCCGAACGGCCAACGTTTCGACCGAATAAGCCCAAGCCGAAGGAGGCACCCATGCAAATACAAGTGGAAAACAACACTGTAAACGACCGTCTGCACGCTTCAAGAAACTATACCCCAGCATTGTATTTTCCGGATCGAGAATGCGAATGCGGCGACCGCGCAAAGTATCGCATCAACCGCAAATATTACCGCTGCACCAATTGCGCGGATGATGAAAATGTGGACGTTGATGACGAGGGGGTGGAAGTCCTATGAATCCTATGAACGTGCCAACAAAAGAGGAAATGGCTGCACTGGAACGGGCATTGAGCAAGATGCAAGCGTATGTGGAGGCACAAGAACGAGTGGTTGAATGCCAACACAAGGCCCTCGCTGCTATGAAGAATTTAACTCGATTTTACGAGGAAGTGCTGTGTCCAGTAGAAAGTGAGGTGAAAACAGCCTAATGGACATCGACTCGCTCTATCTCAAACTGCGGTTTTCTCAACGACAGATGATTCGATCAGCCGGGACCGCGGCGCACAGCACGTGGAAGATGATCGTGCGTGAATTGGACGCAAAAATAAGAGCGCTCACCGTGTGCGAAACGGTAAGCGCCAGTGCTTAAAGCCCTGTCCAAAGGTCTTACCTGTCATTATACCAGATTATACGGAGGTTTAATATATGCGGTTATTCGATATCGCTGATCAATATAACGGGCTGTTTGAAATGCTCGAGCAAGACGCAAGCAACGAGGAATTGCAACAAATGCTGGCAGGGATGCAAGGCAAACTCGAAGACAAGATCGACGCTGTTTTGAGTATCAGAGCTGGCAAAGTGGCCGAAGCGAAGGCACTTGTTGAGGAGTCTAAACGGCTTTCGGCGCGTGCAGCGCAATACACCAATGAAGCAGAACGCCTTGATCAACTCGTTGAACACGCACTGAGCGTGACCGGCTTGGAGAAGGTAAAAACGCTCAAGTTTACAGCATGGATGCAGATGTCGAACCCGAGTGTAATCGTACTTGATGAATCGGCGATCCCAAAGGAATTTTACGTTTCGAAGGAACCGGAGATTCGCAAGAGCATGATATTGGAGTCTTGGAAGAATGGACAAGTCGTCCCGGGCGTGGAGATACGGCAATCGAAATCGTTGAGGGTGAGGTGATCGAAATGTGCAACAAAAGCGAGTCCATCCAAAAGCTGGCCGTTGCGCTCGTGAAGTTCAACAGCGAAGTGAAGATCATCGAAAAGGACGCTTCGAATCCTCACTTCAAGAACCGGTATGCTTCCTTGGATACGATCATTGACGAGGTGCGGCCCCTGTTGGCGAAGCACGGTTTGTCTGTCCTGCAATTCCCGGGTGGTGACGGTGAAAAATTCACCTTGCGGTCTATGCTGGTTCATGAATCTGGTGAGTGGATCGAGTCCGAACCACTAACAATGCGACCTGTAAAGAACGATCCGCAGGGAATCGGGAGCTGCAACACATACGCACGTCGGTATAGTCTATCGTCGTTGCTTTCGCTCAATACGGGTGAGGATGACGATGGAAACGATGCTACCCACGGTAACGTTCAACAACCGTCTTCAAACGCTCATACAGGGCAGCAGACGCAACGGAATACCGAAACAAGGACAAGCCAACCGGCAGCTTCTAGCGGTCAATCTGGAGGTACTGTACACGCTTCTAGTAGAGTGTTTGCGATATCGAAAGAACTTGGTTGGAAGTCGAATGACTTGAACGCATTTGCAACAGATGTGTTGGGTCGCGAAGTCAAATACCCTATGAAAGATTACGTCAAGACAACGGAAGATTGGGAGAAGATCGAACAAGCATTGATTGTCACCAAGGCGGCATCATGAACAACTTAGCCAATCAACCAGTACGGAGGTATAGCAAGGACGATCAATGTAAAAGTAACCGTGTAAAGCTCACAAACAGCCAGAAAACGGAGTTATCGGCTAAAGAGGTAAAGAGACTAAGGGAGCGATCGAACGGCGTATGCGAGCGCTGCGACCGTCAGAGAGCCGCAGAAAAAGCTCATGTGGAACGAAGATGGCACAGTGTTAAGCGTCCGACAGCCGAAGACTTCGTTCACCTCTGTATTACTTGTCATCGCTGGTGTGATGGATCAAAGGTAGGCCGTGATTGGCTTATAGCATTTCAAGATAAGTTGTTGGGTATAACCCATTAATACAAAGAGGCCGGTATACGGCTACCGGCTTCGCCTAAGCGGATTCGGTCGGAACGATGGCGCTACGCGCAAAATCAAATTCAAAGGAGAAAACCATAAATGTACCATGACGACGAATTTTTCTATGAACCATCTGAATTTGACCAACAGGTTAATGAATTTAAGTTGGCACTTATGAATTCCGTGAAAGACGAGTTCAAGACGGAAATGGAACGGCTGCGAAATGAAAATGAGGAACTTCAACGGGTTAAACGGGATTGGGAAAGCATTCAAAAGGAATATGCCAATAAACATCGGCAATTGGAATACGATAAAAGCCAATTGGAACGAACTGTGCGGTGGGCAAAGTTAGGCGAGTTGATGAAAGAACTTAACGTCACATTGTACAAAGCTGTTGTTTCTTATACCGAAAAACCGAAATGCAGCAAGTGTAATGAAAAGAGACAGATTGAGTTTACAAGCCCTTCCGGAAAGTTGATGGGTGAAAATTGTGAATGCGCTACAAAAAATAAAAATTATGTGCCAGAAGGAAACATCATGTCTGAAATGAGGAGTCGAGATGGCAAAATAACCGCTTGGTATAAAAATTATAGAGACAGCGATGAAGGACTGACACTCAGTACGAGTACAGTTGTGAGTAAAATCTATGATCAAGGAATGCCATTTGAAAGCATCGAGAGATACGGCATGTTTTTCCGAGATAAAGAGGATTGTCAAAAATACTGTGATTGGTTGAACGAGAACAACCCTGCGTAAATCATTGGCCGAATGGCCTTCGCTTCGCTGGGTATTGCTGTCGAGCGAAGGCCGATCCAATCCCTTAAATCAATAATATACAGCTTACCGCTATCGCTAAGTATTTCGGTAGATGGCGGCTAATGCAAGGAGTGAAAGAATATGAGTAAACCGGTGGTTAAGAAACTTTACCGAATCATAACCCAAACAGAGGGAATGACCATAACGGCAGAAACTTCTCACGACATGACGGAAAGTGAGGCTAGAAATGCGGCAGAAAAAGATGTGCTTTCCCCAAATGGCAAGTACAAACCCTATGTTCTTGTGCCGATATGCACAGAGTTTCAATGGAAATATGGTCAAATCAACTTCTGCCCTCGTTGCGGTCATAACATTTCGGAGTATGTTGGCGGCGATAACCTTGAAGGCGTGACAGAGAGCCTTGAATTTGAATGCCCTCAATGTGAGGCGGAAGTATATGTGAATATTTCTAATACGCCTGAGCAATTTGAAGAATGAAGCTCATTGGCCGAACGGCCTCCAATCCGACTGAATCGCTTAGGGCGATAGCCCGGAGGCCGTCAAAGCAAGTTAAAAGAAAGGAAGTAATCCAATATGAGAAACATAAGAGCATGGGACGATATAGCCAAGAAAATGAGTTACGGAAAGATCGAGCAATTTGACGATATGCTCGGATACCGGTTTGACCATTTCGAGACGGAAAAGCCGGTGTACATGTGGAGCATTGGAATAAAGGATATGAACGGTAAGGATATATTCATAGACGATATTTTCCCTTCTACGCCTAGGACAAGGGACGAGGTAACAATCATATGCTACGACTCTCGTCAGGGGCGGTACAAGGCTGTTCCACTCGGACTGTATAAACGTAATGCGGGTAATGGCGGATGGACTGGATACGATGTAAACCCATATAGCGAAGTGATCGGGAATGTTCATGAACATCCTCATCTACTGGAGGAATCAAAATGAGTCGTGAGATTAAATACCGAGCATGGTTAATAGCTGAAAGTCGAATGATTGACCCAGTAGCAGCAATTGACTTATTACACCCACATCCCTCAATCAGCTGGTACGAAGATGTGCACGACGCCATAAGTGGCGTTACGACCGATGCTCCTCTTGATCGCGTAGTGCTTATACCCTACATCGGGTTAAACGACGAAAACGGCAACGAAGTTTATGCCGGAACGATACTCGGACGCGAATCTCCTCTTACCGGAGTAACCTACTATTACAAAGTGGTATGGGACGACGAGAACGCGCGGTATATGTCTGAATCAATCACCGGCACGTTACGCGAATTGGTTAGCGCGAGCATCGAACGATGCTGCACGGTGTACGGGAATGTATGGCAGCATCCTCATCTATTAGGAGGGAACCAAGAGTGAGCGATGATCCTAAAGTAATGGTCGAGTATTATAAGCAGAAAAAGCTAGATGAACTAATGTCGATGCAGCCGGGACTAGAACTGGATGACTTGGCCGAGGAAATCATTTTCGGGCGAACTATTAAAGAATTTGACAGCATCTACACGAATCGGTGGCGATTTAAACGCCGCGATGACGAGAAGTTTGCGAATCACTGGCATCCTTCACAACCATACTCCACAGCGCGGGAATGCGTATGGCTTGTAATCGATGAAATGCAACGACGGGGATGGGATTACCGAATCGAAACGGTCGGCAGCGTTAAGGAAGTAGCCTTTTTCAAACGTATCGCCGGTTGGTACGAGGAAATGCAGGGCGAAGATTTATGCCTAATCTGCACTTTGGCAGCTATTAAGGCTCTACAAGGGAGTGAAACCACGAATGAATCCAATCATCGTTAATAAAAATGCTGCAATATTTGACGGAATGTTAGTCGGTGTGATTGGTAGGGTAGTCGGAGCAGATTCGGAACTGAAAGAAGTAACACTGGAGATCGAGAAAGGAACCTACGTTACGGTGTCCAGAGATCGGGTGTATCAAGGGGAGGATACCCATGGAACCAGTAAATAGCCGGAAGCTTTATACCCTCGTTTCAGAAGATGACGTTTACCGTAAACTTGTTCACTTGAAACTAAGTTTATATCAGATGGTTGGCGGTGCTATCAATATCAAGAATCTTGCGTATCTGCTCCATACTAGTGAATATCAGGTGCGGAAGCACATGCGGAGTCTACGCGACAAGGGCATAGTCGAACTGAAATGCTTCAATATTCCTGATGATGAAGAAATTTACCCTCCGTATTGGGGATACGTGCTGACGGAAAAAGGGTGCACAACGGAATATTACCTGAAAGCTGACGAAGAACATAACCGGATAATCGTTGAATGCTTTGGAACCTAAATGGGAAGGTGAAATAGATGGAACCAGTAAATGAACCATTCGGAAATACCGAAAAGTTGGAACCAGTAAGTAATGCTGATCTTGTATTGATGCAAGCAATAATAGCTAATCAAAAGACCACTATCCGTGAACAATCAGATAGAAATCGGAGACTGAGAGAAGAACTAATTTACGAAAAGTCACGAAACGAGACGTACTCCAACGGCGTGAAATTACTCGAACATCAACTCCAATCCATACAGCAGGAAAGGGATAAGCTTGTTAAAGGGCTGCAAGTCATGGCTAATTCCGATGACAAGTGGTATGTAGTGATAACTCCAATGCAAGAGTATGCGGCTCGGCTGCTTGAGGATATCGGAGTAGGGGAGGAAAGGACATGACCTTATGCGAACCCCATGGGCGCTTACGGTGCGGTGAATGTGCGTATGTAGAGGAGTTACAGGAGAGAATCCAATCCCTCCAACAACAGGTAAACACGCTGACAGAAGCGCTGGAACGCATTGTTGCTCTTGCAGTAAATGGACGGCATGAGACATATGAATCTGAAATCGCCATAGCAGCCCTACAGTCTATAAAGGAATCCCCGAGGGAGGAGCGGACATGAGCGGTACAACGGCAAAGTTTACGTATAAGCAGCTACAGACGTTAAAACATGCGTTGATCGTATATCAAAATCGTGATGATGCAACAATCAGCGATACGTTGAGTGAAGAAGTTCTACTGGGTAAATTGGAGGACATCATCGAACGGATGGAATACCAAAATGGTATAGGGAGGAGCAAGTGAAATGATTAAATTGACCGGACAAGACGGAACACCAATATACTTATCACCGGAGCAAATCGCAAGTACACAGGAGAGTGGCGGTATTTTGACAAGGGTGTACATCGCTGGAACGATGGCTGACTGTTTTTTGGTTAAGGAAGCGCCCGAAGAAGTAGTACGCAAGATCATGGATTACAAAGTGAAAATGGTCCATCTAAAGTCGATTCTATGCCCGCCCGAACCAAACCTTGAACTTGCTGATGAATTTGAAACAGATTTGCGAGAACTGGCCGGATTGGCCCAATAGGGGATAAGGGAGAAGAGGATATATGGGTAAAAAGAAGCTTTTCAGCGAAGAGACGGTAAGAGTGGACGACTGCCAATGTGTATATTGCGGGCATATCTTCCACGGTCGAAACGCTTGCAATGCAAACATGGATTGCAGGTCCGTAACCTGCCCCAAGTGCAATAAAGATATGAATGTGTTCATTTCGGTGGAATATACTTGCACGCCGCTTGAGGAATGAAGGGGCACATAAAGGATAGAGGGGGTAGAAGGGTAAAGGCTCTATAACCCCCTTTATCGGCCCGGGTGGTTCGGTCGAATCGAAGGCGGCGTTGCCGCAAATTCAAAATCAAAGGAGCTAGAACCTTGAAAATATTCTTCGATACAGAATTTACGGGATTACATCAGAACACAACGCTCATTAGCATCGGCATGGTGAGTGAGAACGGGAAGACGTTTTACGCCGAGTTGGAGGGTTACGACAAAAAGCAAGTTGACGAGTGGATTCAAAGTAACGTGATAAATAATCTCGCTCGAAGCCTTGGCGAACTTTACTATATGGCTGATTCCACATCTTACGGTAAGAGCGATGTAGTTGCCCGTGATTTGAAAAAGTGGTTGTCACAGTTCGAACAGGTTGAAATGTGGTCAGATTGCCTGTCGTACGATTGGGTATTGTTCAACCAACTGTTCGGCCATGCCTTTAATATCCCAAAGAATGTTTATTACATCCCGTTTGACATCTGCACGATGTTCAAGGTGAGGGGAATCGATCCAGACGTTAACCGTGAGGAATTTTCGGGGTTAGAAGCAGGAAAAGACCGTAAACACAACGCCTTGTGGGATGCGCAAGTTATCAAGGCTTGCTATGAAAAACTGATGTAATAAGGCCGAACGGCCATCGAGTTGACCGAAACACACAGCGCCAGCGGTGGCCGGATCAATCATCCCAATCATGGGGTGGATTATGGTAAAAATCAATTAATTCTCGCGCTTCTTGAACCGTACTAACCAATTTTGTTCGTTTCGTACCAAGGTCGGCACGGTAACCATTTTCGGACTCATATTGCAGAATTGGAATTTTACGATATGTCTCGATCAGCTTGTAATTAAACATCAGGCGGCACCACCTAAAATGAGTTAGCAAAAGTATACCATAAAATTTCCAGTTAAGGGAGGGAGTAACCCTATGAAACCCAATATAGCAGAGATACTTCGAGAGGTGCGAGATTTCGCAGACAATTTACCAGATGGCGCTCAATTAGTAGTACCAAAAGATGTCGTCATATTATTTTGCGATGAAGTAGAGAGACAGACCAAAGAAATCGAGATATTGCAGCAACTTTTGAAACGAAGCCTGCCTTACATCGAGACAGAAGTCGAACAGCATGGATACGGTTTCTTCCCTGGAGGCGATCCGACTGCATTTACACCGGATGAGCAAATGAACAGACCTCAAGAGATTGAAAACTGGAAAGAAGCTTGCAAACGGTGGAACGACGGGAACAGGTACGGAGAACCATCGTCCCACATGCCGATTGTTCGGGGCGAAGAAGTCATAGGACACGCAACTGTAGCAAAGTTGGGCATGGGCAGTTATATCTATGTTGACGAAGAAGCGAAAGCGTTAGTCGATGCCATCGGGGAGGCACTAAGGAGGGATACCCAACAATGAGCCCAGACAAACGTTGTCTCTTTTGCAACGGAACCGGCGTCATGCTTTTGATCAGCGGAAAATACGAGTGCTATTGTGTCACAGCAGCTAAACGGAGGGATACCCATGAAACGTAAACTCATCTTATGGATGAACACGATGCGAGATTATCGATATCTACGCAAATGGATAAAGGGAAAGAGAGTTTAAATCGGCCCCCGTTTCACTGGGTGATTCGGTCGATACGGAGGCGGCGATGCCGCAAAATCAAAACAAAGGAGAGTGCAAACGATGGAAAAGCGCAAAGTGTTCATCAATACAGCAGGGTATAGCGAACAGGATCAGCAACAAATGGTTGATGCGATCCGAGCTTACGAGGAAGGAAAGGAACAACCCCAAGGTAGATTCAAGATAATTGGAACGCTACCAAAAGAGGGACAGGAGGGAGCTTAACCCTCCTCATAGTACAGGATATCGGATACTTGACAGTTGAAATGGCGGCATAGGGTGTCGAGTGTTGCGTACTCGATCCCCTTTCCCTCACCATCATATATCTTGGTCAATGACAGGCGCGATATTTTAGTTAATTCGGAGAGCTGGCGAATGCTCTTAATCTTATGTTTTCCCATGAGTATATGCAAATTTGACTTTATCATTATACGTCCCTACTAAGTTTTAATATCAATATAAATCATTGCCATGAAAGTTGTAACGTATACTAGCAAAATTGCAACTACATGATGGCAATTTAGTAACTAATATGATACAATGTAATTACAAAATTGATACGAGGTGGTTGCCATGAAACTAGCCAAAATTAAAACATTTCCTCTCCGAATGGATGAACAATTTCACGAGAAAATTGGACAAGCTCTCGAACGGTCGATCCTGAAAAGTAAGCACGATTACATCATGAAAGCAATCGCTGAGAAGATCGAGCGTGAAGCAAATCGGGCGGTGTAGGTGTATGGCTGAAAGAAAAGCAATATCTAAGAAAATACGTTTTGAAGTGTTTAAACGTGATGCGTTTAAGTGTCAATACTGTGGTAGATCGGCACCGGATGTAATTCTAAATGTTGACCATATAAAGCCGGTCAAAGAAGGTGGAACAAACCATCTAACCAACTTGATAACATCATGTTTTGATTGCAATAGCGGAAAAAAAGATCGTCTTCTTGATGATAACTCGGTTATAGAAAAACAGCGAAAACAACTCGAGGAACTTAATGAGCGGCGTGCTCAACTTGAAATGATGATGCAGTGGCGTGAGGGGTTAGCCAATCTCGAGGAAGATAAAGTTAAGGCTGTTGCAAAACGATGGGCGCAATTAACACAAGACTATCATTTAAACGAAAACGGATTGAAAGCATTGAAATCGTGGATTCGAAATTTCGAAATTAACTTGATTTTGGATTGCATGGAAATTTCCCTATCACAATACGGTGTTCCTGATGCAAAAAACATGTACACGAAAGAATCTGTAGAAAAAGCATTCAACTATGTACCTAAAATCGCCAAAAATAAACAAAAAGAAGAAGAGAAGCCATATCTTAAAGAACTGTACTACATGCGTGGAATCTTGAAAAACAGATTGAATTACTATGACCCACACAAAGCGTTGAATTACTTGGAAAAAGCTTATTTACATGGTGCTTCGTTAGTGTGGTTGAAAGAATTATGTCTTGAGGCACCGCATTGGACTTATTTTCGTCAATCCGTGGAACAGTTTTGGGAGGAGACGGAGGAATGAGCCGAAGAAGATATATCAGCACAGATATAAGTTCAGATGGAAAAGTAGCTGATCTTGCAGCACATGGTTTGTTGGTTCCTCTCATCTATACATGGACTATTCCGCATATGGACGATTGGGGTCGAATTACTGGTGATGCGAGAGAATTTAGAATGCAAGTTTGCCCTGGACTTAACGTCGCAATCGAAGAAGTTGAATCAGCAATACAAGAAATCGTAAAAGTCGGATTATGGATTCGGTACGAAGTTGATGGTAAGCGCTGCATATCAGTTTCTAAGCCTGACAAGTGGTTTAAGCATCAATCCTATATTAACAAATCAAAAAGAGACGATGACTCAGGATCGAATTATCCCGGTCCCGACAAACGCCGCAAAACGCCGCAAAACGCCGAAGAACAACAAGCAACGCCGAGTAATCCCGAAGAAGGACAAGGAATGCCGCAAAAGGCCGTTTCTTTTTCACCTTCACCTTCTTTTTCACCTTCACCTTCACCTTCTGAATCAGTTAGTAGTGGTATAGCTAGAAATCCGTTCACACTTTTTGAGAAACAGGAATTTGGAAAGATCGATGAATTCACAGCCACAATGATAGGCGACCTAATTGACGATTACACAGAAGAATGGGTAATGAAGGCGATGGTCGAAGCCATAAGACAAGGTGAGAAAAAATTATCATATGTCAAAGGAATTCTAAAGCGATGGAGAACGTCAGGCGTGGAAAAGCCTTGGACTCTTGAAAAGACTGATCCAAAGAAAGATGAACATCGCCAACAGCGTCCTTTCCCTCGCGGCCAGCAAAACAAACCTAAGCTCGCTATTGTAAATGCACCATCACAGCCGTTAACAGATGACCAATTAAGAGAAATTAAACAATTAGCACGTGAGATCGATGGGGCGGCTAGTCACTAGTTGCCCTGTACCCCAAATAACCAGGAGGGCGACTATGGCACGAACAGAGCGCAAGAAAGAAATGTTGGAAACAGCAGAAAGTTTCCGTTGGCTGCTCAAAGATAAATTAGTATCGATGGACAACGTAACTCGGGCGATGATCAGCGAAATGAGAACGCTTTGCGTAAGCACGGAATTGATTGCGGAATACTTGCCCGAGTATTTTCAAGAGTTGGCAAATGAAGTGGTCAGGGAACAAACGGAAAAGTACGACAAGAAGGGACGACCAGCATGAGTAATCAGTATTGGGAGGAAATGAGCAAAGGCCAGCCACTTCTGGGGATGAAGGAACGGTGTCACGATTGTGCGATCAGTACCGGATTTTATACGGAGATCGCTGACGAGTTACTGAAACAGCCGCTGGAAATACAACAAAAATGTGTTCAAGCGTGGTATTGTCATAATTTCGCCAATCGTGCTTGCAAGGGCGCGGAAGAATATATTTTGCAAGGAATCTGTTAATAGAGAGGAGCTTAACCAAATGAAACGGATCGCACTGGAAGTCGAAGAAGTACTGACATATCGTAGGAAGATTTATGTAAACGTGCCGGATGAAATGGAAGATTCAGAGATCGAGCGCATTCTTACAAAAGCTGAGAAAGAAGAATACTTGTCTGAATTCATGTATATTCTCGACGCAAATCTCATGGAGACTACAGACGGATACGACGATGACCTGAGTTCGCCTTGGTCATCAGAGGTAGAATGCACTGAATATTACCAAGTCGATGAAAAGGGCGAAGAAATTGCATAGGCCGAAGGCCATCGTATCGACCGAATAAGCGCGAGCCGATAAAGGGAGGAATAAACCATGCTATGGGCAGTATTTCAGAGAAACTACCGCATAAGCAAGAAGCCGCTGACTGAGTACGAGGCAAGAAATGAAATGGCGAGCTGGGGCGGTATGCTATCAAATCTGGAAGTAAGAGAGATCGAGCAGCCGACCAAACCGGCGAAGAAACGAAAACCGCGTAGAAGGATGTGTTCAGGATGAACCCAATATCGCATCAACAAATCAAGGAGCAGATGAAAAACCTCGAGGCGGTGAATGCAAAGTATGCGTTTGACAATACCAGGTACATTGCCGGGGACAAACGAGATCCTAAACGCGAGCAATAACAATCGGCACATCTACAACGAGCTTAAACGAAATTATACGAATCTGGTCGCCTTGTGTGCGAAGCAAGCAAAATTACCGGAGCTGCCGCCGGCCGATTACACGATAACATGGTACTGCCCAAACAAGCGGAAGGACAAGGACAACGTCATGGGCGGTCAAAAATTTATATTTGATGGGCTGGTTGAGTCCGGCAAACTACGGAATGATGGCTGGAACGATATCGGAGACATATCGCATCGGTTCCGGGTGGACAAGGAGAATCCACGAGTGGAAATCGAGATCAAGGAAGTGAGCGCATGAAATGGATGGATGCAATAGCCCTCATGGGAATCATCGCGTGCACCGTATCACTCAAAAGTTCGTCAAGATACAACACATGGTGGATGAAAGTGGTATTCGCAATAATACTGATGTTTCTTTTTTTCTCGATCTTGTTTGAGTGAAGGAGGTCAGTTGAATGTACTGGGTTGGCATAATATTTTTCTCAACCGTAATCACACTTGAACTGGTTGCAATGTTCTGTTTGATATCCAGGATCATCAGGTCAGCCAAAGGAGGATCAAGGTGAAACCCATAGCAACCATACATTGGACAGTTGACGGGGAAGAGTGCTCACGAGAATATTACGAACGATATTTGCTAGAACAAAAGATTGAACATTTGAAAAAGCAAGACAGAATGTTCTACGTTTGCATTAACAGCACACTCAACCCGTTGCCTAGCAATACCCCAGTAATCCCCATATCAAGATAGCGGCATACCAATTGCACCTGACGTTACGGAAAAGTCGATTTATACCGGGGTAACCCCCATGAAAAACTATAAAGTGAGGGCTAAAAATGGCATACACAAGGGACGAAATGGAGACTACCTGCAACTACGATCACGTAACGAAGTTATGGACCGTTTACACATGTGTTCCGACGCACATCACGAAGCTGCTGAAAATAGCTGATCCATACTGGAAAGAGGAGGGCGACGGAAAGCACGGACCGCGCATAATTGCTGGAAAGTGGCATCTGAAGAAAAGCCAAGTGCGATTCGCAAAACTGTTTGAAGCTAAGTCGGACAATGACGAAACGGAAAATGATGACGAAGAAGTAGAAGAATCGGCGTAATCCATACTCCATCAAAGGGGGTGAACCCATGCTAAGGAGATTCATCCGAAGGTTACTCCGCAGGAGGCAGCAATCGCGGAATCGATCCGAATACAAACCGCGAATTAGAGTGCCGGAGACGCAGGCTAGAATCACATGGCCGCGTGATAAAAAGTATTGAAAATCGTCGTAATCCCTTGATACATAAGGGTTTATGGTATCAATCGAACGAAATTTGTGATACAATATTATCATGGATAAACCTTAGGAGGGTACGGTATATGAACTTGCAAGAGAGCTTGGAACAAAAGGTAGCACGGCTAAAATTGAAACTAGCGCAAATCGAGGAAAATTTCACCGGCACGACGGAAGAAACGAACAACCGGAACTGGGTAAGTAATCAGCTATCGGAAGCTGAAGACGAGTTGCAGAAGCAACGTGCCATGGAAGTGCGGGAGCAGAAGACAGAGGAAATGCTCGATGAGTACAATGACACGCTGAACCGGATTTTCAATGTGATCATGCCGGAAGACGTATTTTCTCAGGTTCTTGGAGTGAACGAGTACAGCGAAAAGCGAAGCGACTTCAAAAAAATCATGCGAGCATACTACTCCGAAAAGTTGGCAGCGCTCAACGCCGATCATGCCGCCGAGATCGATGCATGGCGCAAGAAGTTCGGGCGATTGACAATGCAGGCACAGCAGACTGAAAATCAGTTGGCAGAACAAAAGAGTAACAGTGAGAAGAAAGAAAGTGAATGGGCGGAAAGTGAAGAAAAATACGAAGCAGAAATTCGCGAAAAGGAATTGTTGCTCAACCAGACGCAAACGCTGCTTAACTTGGCGAACGATCGTTTTGCTGAACTTGAAGCGAAACTCGAACAGGCGACGAAGCCAAAGGAAGCCGCACCGAGTGAAGCACTCGACAAGGTGCTGGAAGAAGTACAATCCCGGAAGAAACTGAACACCGACGAAATCATGAAGCGATTCGAGGCGCGTCAAACCAATGGCGGCAAAGTGATGGCAATTGACCACAGTAAAATCGTGTTACCGGAGTTGCCCTTTCGCACGAATCCCGAAGTGGTTGCGCCTCCTGTGGGACAAAGTGCCGATATTCCGACAATCGTAACGCCGGAACAGTTTCGCGGAAGCAACGCAAACGTGGATCAACAGGCAGCGCATACCGAGGACGGAAACGGAGCGCAGGGAGACAATGGAAGCAGCCCGGACGATGCGCCGGTTTCTCGAGCAGAACTCGAAGCGCGGTTCAAGCGGATCGAAAGCCAACTTGGGTTGAAGTTGTGGCAGTATGAAGCGGAGGTTGTGGCGTAATGAATTTCGGACAAGCGATTGAGGCGTTGAAGTTGGGGAGCAAAGTTGCGCGTGAAGGATGGAACGGGAAAGGGATGTTTATTTACTTGGTGAGGGGATCGTTGGTAAATGAACTCCGAGGGGAAGCAGCAACCCATGTTGGACAGCCAAAAGAAGGAGATGCCCAGGTCATCAACTCACACATCGAAATGAAAGCCGCTGATGGTTCCATCGTTGTCGGATGGTTTGCCTCTCAAACGGACATTCTGGCAGAGGATTGGGTAATCGTACTCGACGGTGGAAAAAACGAAACGGACGAAAGATGGAAAAGTGCCATTGAAAATGCACGGTTCATGCTGGAAGAGTACAAAAAGATTCCGAATGGCATATTTGGTGCAATGAATATTGCCAATATTATTGCGAGATATGATAGTGGCGAACGAACGAAAGAACTGCTAGAAGAACTCGAAGGAATTGAATAGGCCGAAGGCCATCGCTCGACAGAAATACTTAGGGGCGGAGTCCCGGAGGCCGACAAGGGGCTTTGGGGACTCCATAGAGGTGAATACAATGGGATGGATGGGAGACCCTCTCGGGGATTACTTGAAATTCAGGGGAATGACTCCATTAGGAATATTGTTATATCCAATACTTGCTCCAACTTTGCTGGTTATCGCTTTAGTAATAACCGTGAAAAGCTGGTTCGAACCCAATAAGTAGGTGAACCACATGCCTAAAACAATACTCAAACATGAAACTCAAGTCATCGAAACCAAAAACGGGGAATTGATGGTAGAGTTCTGGACCAAAGAAGTCAAGCGACCAAACCAATACGGTAAATATGAAATTGACATGGAACGATTGGAACGGATGATGCACCAATCATGGATGAGTAGGTGAACATATGGGTAAATTCGATAAACTATGGGATCGATATGGAGTAGGTGAACGTATGGAAAAAGAATATGTACCCCATGTGATCGAAGAAGGCAGTAGAGAACATGTGATCAGCTATATCGGGGGATCATTTGGTTCATTCGAAAAATGCAATATAGAAAATTGTGAGATAAACAAGCGTTGGGATGAGCATAGAAAAGATGTATTGGAACGGCTTACACTAATGGCATTTTCTGAAAGTGAGTAGGTGAACAGTTGAAACTAAAAACACTGATACTCATACTCGTTTTGGTGTTAACTGGATGCAACCAATCGAGCTATGCAGAAGAAAAATATGTTTTACAGAAAATTGGAATTGCTGGGGATGAGAGAAGTTTAAACGTTGATGTAATAGTGGTTAGGGATAAAGACACTGGATGCGAATATTTCTTAGGAACATTTTACGCAGGATTCATGAACCCACGTATGAATGCTGATGGAACACAAAAGTGTGAAGCACCCAAACAGTAATTCCGTCCGGCATGACGGCCAATACAATAGCGGAGGTGATACCGATGACCAATGATCAAATCACGGAGCTGCTAAGAAACTTCCGCTCGTATGAATACGCAGCATTAAACTGCGGTCGATCTGACCTCGATCAGCTACCACTCGTCATATCCGAGCGCAAACGGAACAAAGATGTGTGGGACCGTAGTCGATATAACCGCGTCGTAAAGATCGTAAGAGGCGCAATCGAACACGTGCTGAGCGATGACCAACGGACGGTTATATCGAGGAAATACCTTGAACGGAACACGATGACACTGAACGAGATTTCAGACATACTCCATAAGGATCGCACTACGATTGGACGTTGGCATTCGGAAGCGATACGCAGACTCGCAATCGCCCTGGAGCCGCTAAATGAGGATGAACTGGAACTCACCCCATTCAACCACATGTTCGACCACAAAGGACGGTTCCGCGAACCGCAGGAAACCGCATAAATGCCGCATTTTTGCACACAAATGCAACAAGCTAAGTAGTAAAATGTAATCATGGGGAAGTTGATCAGGGAGCTCCCGGCGTACCCACTAGAGAGTCATATCGCAAGGTCGCGCGATCCGCAGCGGCCTTCCGGTTTTGGCTCTTTTTGCTTCGATAGGGGTGATGATGATGAGGGATGAAGAGGTATTCACAGCGTTGAATGAGCTGTACAATAACAGATTCAAACAAATTGTGTTTCGTGGTGCTTCAACAGACGAGGAAGAACATTATCGTCATTTCTCCTTCGGTTGCGTGGAACAAAATAATGCGACAACGGGAGTTCATGTGTACCTTGATCTAAATACAAACAGCATCTTCCACATATACGAAAGTGCCGGGGAAGGAATATAAAAGAAGTAGTCAAGGCCGAAGGGCAACGACATCGACCGAATAGGCTTAGGACGACAGTCCGGGGGCCGATGAAGGGGAGGATTGATCACGTGAAAGCCACAATAAACGGAATCATGGTAGAAGGCACACCCGAAGAGATACACGCCTTCATGCAGATGCAACAGCAGAGTGAGCAGGGGTATCACAAATACGTGCTTCCATACGTGACGCCAACAAGTATACCGGTTTGGGAGAAGGCAGATTGGTATAAAGTAACATGTGATAGGGGCGAAATTACGTATACAATATCGTAGAATAACTCCAGAAAGTTGCGTAAAAAGCGCCAATATACAAAATTTTGTGTAGACTAATTCAATTGGGGGTGGATGATATGGCTAAGCAAGGGCAGAAGCTAACGGACGAGTTGAAAGAGAAGATCAAAGCGCACCTTGCCTCTGGCGGCAACATCAGGGAAACAGCAAGGGCGTTAGGTGTATCCCCTTCGACGGTGAAGAAGGTTAAGGAGGAAAAACCCGACGAGTTCGAACGCCTTCGAACGGAGAAAAGGGAAGAACTGATCGACGTGATCTATGACGATATGAAAGACGCCCTGACACTAGGACGGCAGAAAATTAAGATTGCTCAAGTCGCACTGGATGAATTCAAACCGACGATTGACAAATTAATCGAATTGTTGAGCGACAAAGATGACGTAAAGGGCAATGACATCATAGAGGTGATCAAAGCAATTTCGTCTATTACCAGTATTCCACTAGGGCAAATATCAACGTACTTCGGCACGTTGTACGATAAACGCGCTTTGATGCGCGGTGATCCAACGAATAATACAAATCATAGCGGATCGATGACACATCGTCACATCAGCGACATGAGCGATGAGGATTTGGAGAGGATAGCCAATGGCGCTGTCTAATCGGGAATCATTAATCCGTAAGGCTGCGGCTCGTGTTGAGCTTGAGATGCGCAAGATGAGACGGGACAAAGCTTACTTTATCGAAAACTACTGCCATATCGAAAATAAAGATATCGCTGAGCAAATGGAATTGTTCAAACTATGGGATGGTCAGAAGAAGGCGCTACAGGCATTTGACGATTATCGACTCAATATCACCCTAAAGGCTCGGCAAATGGGACTGACGTGGCTTGCATTGAGTTACAGCAATCAGCAGATGATCTATCAACCTGGGTACACGGTAGTCGGACTATCAAAAAAGGAAGACGACGCGAAGGAACTTGTGCGACGGGTGAAGTTTCAACTTGAGAATATGCCTCAATGGTTAATACGGGAACACGATCCAAAGCGTCCATTTCCGATCACATACAGCACCACAACATTATCAATCCAACTCTACCACGATGGTAAAGAGACATCGCGGTTTATTGCTATGCCCGCAGCTAAAGATTCGGGACGTTCCTTCACCGCAAACTTAGTGATTATCGACGAATGGGCATTCCAACAATGGGCGCATGAGATATGGACGGCGGCTTACCCAACAATCAACCGGCCAACAGGCGGTAAGGTCATCGGCATTTCAACGGGATTGCGCGGAACGCTGTTCGAGGAAATATGGAATGGAGCAACCACAGAGGAAAATGGATTTCACGCGACGTTTCTTCCTTGGACTACTGATCCGCGTAGAACGAAAGAATGGTACGAGGAGACGAAAAAAGCCTTGCCTAGATCATATCGACAGGAATATCCGACAAATCCAGAAGACGCATTTACGGCAGGTGAAGGAGCATTTTTTGGCGAGTGGGATCAAGCCATACATGTCAAACAGCATTGGTATCCTCCAAAAAGTTGGACCATCGTCGGTGCATACGATTATGGCTACAGTTCTCGCGCTTGTTACAAGTGGTACGCGCTTAGCCCGGATGGGTGGGCAAGGTGTTACCGGGAATATTATCCGACAAAGGTTAGAGTGTCGGAACAAGCAAGAGCCATAGCGGAGATGAGTAAGCGACAGGACGGAACTCCCGAAGAAATCGACTATACCGTTGCCGATACGCAATGCTGGACGCCGAACGGAGAGACAGGCGAAACAATAGCCGAAACCTTCGCTAACAACGGCGTACCGATGATCAAAGCGGATAAAGAGCATCACAGCGGATGGGCGAGGCTGCATGAGTGGTTGGCACCGTACGCTGATGAATGGGGCAATCAAACCGCATTGCTTACGTTTACACCAAATTGCCCGAACACAATCCGAACGTATCCGTCACTAATACAAGACGAAAACAACCCGGAAAAGTTGAAGGAAGGTCAAGAAGACCATTGTCAAGATGTGGACCGGTATTTTGTCATGAGCAGACCGGAACCCGTGAATATGAATGTTGTAGTAGGTTCCACTCCATTACCCAACAGCGGAACTGGCGACAACTGGGTACGAAAAGACGATGGCACAATGGTGCATAAGTCGGAAATACGGGATCAGCGGAAAGAAGAAACCGAAGATTGGGCGAGGGGATGGTTTAATTGAACGTGCTCATCAGCTTCATATGCATCGCCATAGCCCTCGCGATATTCG